AAGGCTAACCATGCCATAGAGTTTGTCGAGAATTACTGTAAGCACTCCAAGGGCGCGATGGGCGGCAAGCCATTTATCCTAGAACTATGGCAAAAGGCCCTAGTAGCCGCTACTTTTGGCATGGTGCACAAGATAGACGGCACACGTAAATATCAAGAGGTCATGTTGGTGGTTGGGAGGAAGAACGGTAAGTCCACACTGGCTGCTGCTATCGGGCTATACTTGCAGATTGCTGATGGTGAGCCTGGGGCAGAAGTGTACGCTTGCGCCACTAAGAAAGACCAGGCAAAGATAATATGGCTTGAAGCAAAAAGAATGGTTAGAAAGTCGCCGGTGCTGCGCAAGAGAATGAAAACCCTTGTGGCAGAGATAAACAGCGACGTCAACGATTCTTTTTTTCGCCCACTTGGGCGTGACAGTGATAGCTTAGACGGTCTTAACGTGCATGGGGCCTTGCTGGACGAGATACACGCTTGGCAGGATCAGAACCTCTATGACGTTATAGTTGATGGTACGTCCTCACGTGAGGAACCCCTGGTCCTGATAACCACCACTGCCGGAACCGTACGCGAGAGAGTATTTGATCTCAAGTATGACGAGGCCGAGATGGTTATTAATGGTTATGATGACCCGGGCGGTTACAAGAATGAGCGGCTACTGCCAATCATCTACGAGTTGGATAAACGCAAAGACTGGACTGACCCCGAATGCTGGCATCAGGCTAACCCTGGCCTTGGTACCATCAAGCGGTTAGAGCAGTTAAAGAACAAGGTGGAAAAGGCTCAGGCCAACCCGTTACTGGTTAAGAATTTGTTGTGCAAGGATTTCAATGTCCGCGAGACCAGTTCAGAGGCATGGTTGACTTTCGAGCAGCTGAACAACCCGGCCACTTACGACCTTAAAGCACTCAAGCCGCGTTATGGTATCGGTGGTTCTGACCTATCCAGCACCACTGACCTGACTTGCGGCACAGTTATTTTTATGGTGCCGGGAGATAACACGATTTATGTTATGCAGATGTACTGGCTGCCCGAAGACCTCCTGGAGTTGCGAGTTAAAGAAGACAAGATACCTTATGACATTTGGCAAGACATGGGGCTGCTGCGCACAGTGCCGGGCAATAAGGTGCATTACAAACATGTGACCGATTGGTTTCTTGAGGTGCAGAGCGCAACGGGCTGCGATATCTATATTCCCTGGCACGGCTATGATGCTTGGAGCGCGGATTACTATGTAGAGGAAATGAGATCATATTTTGGTAAAGACGGCATGGAGCCGGTTTACCAGGGCAAAAAGACTTTGTCGGGTCCGATGAAAGCCCTAGGTGCTGACCTGGAGGCCAAGAGGATCAACTACAATAATAACCCGATCCTAAAATGGTGCCTTAGTAATACCGCTATTGAGATGGATAAAAACCTTAATATCCAGCCTTGCAAGACTAACAACCAGCGGCGGCGTATAGACGGGTTGGCTAGTTTGCTTAACGCTTACGTGGTGCTGGAACGGCATTTTGAGGATTACAATAATTTGATTTAAGGGGAGGGGAGGCGAGGTGAGATTGGAGCTTCGGAGTCTATTTAAGATCATGTTCGGGCGCAAGCCCCGAGCTGATACAACTTACAACCAGTTTAAGATGCTTAGTGGATATATGCCGGTTTTCACCACCTGGGGCAATGATCCCTATTCAGCTGATGTTGTTCGAGGTGCGGTCGATGCCATCGCCCGTAATGCTGCGAAGCTAAAACCCAAACACATAAAGCGGGTAGGTAAGGACATTCAGTCCATAGGCGGCCAGATCGAGCGGGTGCTACAGGTGCGACCAAACCAGAATATGAGCACATATGACTTCTTGTATAAGATAATTACGGTGTTGATGCTTGAAAACAATGCTTATGCCTATCCTGTGTGGGAGGGTATTAATCTCAAAGCTATTTGGCCCATCGTAGCCCATCAGGTGGAATTTATTGAGGATAACATCGGGCAGATAGGCATCCGATTTACCTTCGCAAACGGAGACTCACAAATACTATTCTATGACGAAGTTATCCATCTTCGCAGGCACTTCTACAAGAATGATCTTGTGGGCGAGAACAATAAAGCTATAAATAACACCTTAGAAGCAATTCACACGACCAACGAGGGGTTGGGGCAAGCGGTAAAGACATCAGCTAGCTTGAGAGGCATTTTGAAATATACGGGGGTCCTACGGGAAAGCGATATCAAAGCGAACCGAGACCGGTTTGTTGAAGAGTATCTGTCCGTACAAAATCACGGCGGAGTAGCGGCTTTGGATAGCAAGGCAGACTACACTGAATTAAAGTCCCAGCCGCTTATGGTTGATGCGGACCAGATGAAGGAACTCCGGGATAGTGTTTACCGGTACTATGGTGTGAATGAAAATATTATCATGGGCAAATACAGTGAGCAGGACTGGGACGCATTTTATGAAAGCACCTTGGAGCCCTTGGCGGTGCAGATGAGTCTGGAGTTTACTCACAAACTTTTCACCAACAAAGAACTAGCTGCAGGACATGAGATTATGTTTGAGGCTAACCGGTTGCAGTACGTTTCGACTAAGACCAAGGTGCTGATGCTCAAAGATTTGGCCCCTCTGGGCCTATTTACAATCAATGAGGGTAGGGAGATTTTTAACCTGGGCCCAGTCGAAGGTGGCGACAAACGCATCCAGACGCTGAACGTTGTCGATGCGGACAAGGCCGGTAAGTATCAACTTGGAGAGGAGGATGATCCGATTGACCCAGATGCCGAAGCGGGAGGGGAAGGAGCTTAGATTCGCAGACCTGACCCCGATAGTAAGTGAAGAAAATCAGATGATAGTCGAGGGCCGCGCGGTAGTATTCAATCAACCGACGGTCCTTTTTAAGTTAGGCGGCAATGAGTACAAAGAGGTAATCGAGGCCACTGCGTTGGATGAAGCTGATATGCGTGATGTGGTATTCAGGTACAATCACAACGATAACCTGTTTGTCATGGCGCGCACCCGGGGTGGCAGCCTTCAGCTGACAAAAGATGCTGATGGCTTATTGGTTAGGGCCAAACTGTTCGACATCCAGCAAGCCCGAGACCTTTATACCCTGATAAAAGCTGGAGCAGTGGACAAGATGTCTTTTGCTTTCACGATCCGGGAGGAGAGTTTCGACAAAGAGACACTAACCTGGCATGTTCGCAAGATTGACCGAGTATTTGACGTGGCAGCCGTAGACCAACCAGCTTACGACTCCACTTCAATAAGCGCCCGAAAAGTCATTGACCTGGAGAGGGAGAGGATGGAAGCCCTGGAGAGGGCGGCTGACCTGGAGAGGCAGCGTGAGCGCAGAAGAACTCTGTTGTTAAAGACACTAACTTATTAAGGAGGAATGAAAAACATGACCAGAATGGCAGAAATAGAAGCCCGTATGCTGGAAATCCGTACCCTGTTAGATGGTGATGCGGAAGTAGATCTGGATGCACTGGAAGCCGAACTGCGCGCATTGGTGGACGAAAAGGCCACCATCGAGAAGCGTAAACAAATGTTTGCGTCCATCAGCATTCAGGCCCGGAAAAATGACGAGACCCCTGATCCCGAGCAGCAGGAACAGTTCCGCGATTTTGGAGAATTTCTCCAGACCGTGAAATACAATCCGCACGACCAGGCTTTAAGGGCCAAGGAAATGAGCGATAAGACTCAAAAGCGCTTCCTCAACATGGGCATTGGTGCGAGTGGTGGATTTATCGTGCCTGAGCAGTTCAGCAACCAGATTAAGATGGTTGACGACCAGGCTGCAATATTCAGACCCCGCGCACAAGTTATTCCTGCAGGCGACCCTCCCGATGCAGCGATTACTATTCCTGTGTTAGACCAGGGTGGAGCCAGTGGCGTTTATGCCGGTGTCCAGGTAACCTGGATAGCAGAAGGCGCACTCAAGCCCGAAACTGAACCGGCGTTCCGCGAAATTCGCCTTGAGCCAAACGAGGTAGCCGCCCATGTGGTTGTCACTGATAAACTGCTCCGTAATAGTGCTGCTGCTGGCGCTCTGGTATCCAGCTTGCTTCGCAAGGCGATCATAGCCGCTGAGGAAGATGCTTTCCTCACCGGAAATGGCGCAGGCCAGCCCCTGGGTATCATCGGACACCCTGCCGCTATACAGGTAGCCCGTGCCGCAGCCAATCAGATAGCCTATAACGATGTTGTCAATATGTACGCCCGCGCAAAATTCGGCGGACAGCTTACTTGGATAGGCTCACAGACCGTACTGCCCCAGTTGATGCGAATGGCAGACGTCGGCAATAATCTGGTATGGCAACCCAACGCTAGAGAAGGAGCACCGGGCACCTTAATAGGTATCCCATTCCTGCTCAACGACCAGAGCCCGATATTAGGAGTAGAAGG